TCTAAAGGCTTAAAGGTATGGCCTGCCCCCTTGATCTGGACCGTCTGATTCAGACAGGCGTTGTAGATAAGGACTTCGATTGGGACACAGGCTCCTGGAGTTCCATAAGCAATGGATACATCCTTGGCGAAGAACATTGTGTCTGATTCAATATTGTAGCACTGACCCCTGTCAAACTTTGGAGGCTCTTCACACAGGACACCGGGAGGATTGACCCCTATTGGAAGCTCAGTACCTTCGCCACTTTTTGCTCCGAAACATAACAACCAGGCAAAATCGCACTTGCGGCCTTCCAATTCAAGGTCTTCACAGAACTCCTCTTTCTCCTTCACGGTCCACCGGTAGTACTCGATTCCATTTTGCTCGTTGAAGACTAGATACGCCCCACTCTCAGGGATAATGATCTCCTCATCAACGTGCACGAAGGATACCAGTGATCTCGTTTTAGCCGTGCCAGCCTGAGCAAATCCGATAAGCCCAAGTGAGCAGGCTATGACTACCAAGAGTACTAAGATTTTCCTCATAACTCTTACCTCCTTACTAAGATTGTTAAAGGTTAACGTCCTAGTTGCATCCCTCCTTTCAACCATCCCTGGATTTCACCCAACTATATAACCATCCCAGTCTCTTAGAACGATAGTATCGTGTTCACTAAGATACTGGAGGTCCTTCCCATAAGGGAAGTCGGAATATCTTATCTTAATTCCAAAGAGTTCATTAGCCGCTTTGTCAGCATCCTCTTCGGTTCCCTGATACCCAACCATAATATGTCCTACCTCATGAGCTATTAGTCCCATTTGAATGGCTGGAGGAAGGTCAAAGAAATCATTTGCTACGCAGATAACTCCTCTCTTGTGCCCCACATGAGCATATTGCCTTCTGGAGTAAGAGTGTTCCTTATCTGCCCTTGGACATAGTTTGATGATGAGTTTTGCTTTGGTGGTCATCGTGGTCCCCCCTTCACTATATAATATGCCAAAATTATGCCAAAGTAAATGAAAAACCGCATACTGCAACTATTAAACTTTTTTGCTGAGTGATTCCTTATACTGACATAAATTGCTAACAACTACAGCAAAAATTGTTACTTCTTTCCTTCTTTTGCAATATCATCAATCTTCTGAAGCTTCTTAACTATTTCAGCACTGATGCCAGAGAACTCCTTAACGTTCTCACCAATTACCGAAAGCCTCTTCCCAGCCTCACTTAACTTCTGAAGGAAATCAACTGGGTCCCCATCTCTTAGAATCTTAAGCATAAGATCTATGTTCATTTTACTCCTCCTTTCCACAGTTTTCTTAAAAACTTGTAGATTCCCCAGATAGCCAGCGTAAGAATGAACAACCAAACAGTAAGAGTAATTTGTTCAAGAAGATCCCACTTATACAGAATTTCTATCGGTTCATATTCAAAGTCCATTTCAAGTCCCATCCGATTTAAGGATTCTCCTTCTTTCAAAGGAGGTGAACATCAACTCTATCACTATTCCTACTAGAAGCTTACAAACAGTTTCAGGTGGGATGCCAGGAGCAACTATTGAAGTTTGTCCCAGGTTATCCATCTTGACTTCAACAACGGGAATACCAATTTTTGGGGCTGATCCATTCATTTCTTTTCCTCCTCTAGTTTGAATTTTCCAATCTCCTTCACACTTTTTTCTGGCGGGTTAACTAGGAAGACTCTAAATTCAATTTCATTGGGAGTCTTAGTTCTACACCAAAGAAGCCCTGGTATTCCCACCTTCATAATATTCTTTGCCTTTCTGGACTTCATGTTGAGATAAGTAACTTGATGGAATAACACAACTCCTTCATTCTTTTCGGTATATGAAACAAGGTCATAAATCCCGAAGAGGTCAATGTGTGATTGCATAGGTCGTCTCCCAACTCTGACCACTTTGTAGAAGGGTCCATCAGCAATATGTCCCCATGACCTCAGAATTTGTAAGACCTGATTACAACCCTCAATCCCCTTCTTTCTAGGATTATGCTTCACTATCCCCTCCTTATCTCCCAGAAGATAAAGTTATCATTCTTAGTTCCAACTGGGATTCTATATTTAGAAAATTCAATTATAAAACTATCAAATGGAATGTCTAAGAATGATTTAAGTGGGTAACCAAATAACTTAGCTTCTTCTACATCCATCTTTGAGGTGTTAAACTCCTGGACTTTAATTCCTCCTTTTTCAATCTCTCTTACAGTTCCTGGTCCTTCCTTTGACTCAATTACAATCTTACCGCTTAGTTTGTCAAACCAGACGTTTCCCTTATCCATAGCCTCCTCAGGGTCAATTGCCTCATAAACCAAAATCTCAAACCCATTTCTTACTGCCTTACATAATTTCTTAGTATTCTCCCCTCCAATCTCCATGTTAGGAAAGTGGTAGGGAGTCCCAAAATCTTGATTGGGGTCGGTTCTTTGAGTTCTAAATGAAAATCTCTTCTCCTTATGGTCCCGGCAAAAAACAGCAACTTCCTTTAATGACCTCAGAGATGCTACATGCTTTGGAACATTAAATCCTCTTTGCCGGAGATACTCAATTCTCCTCTCCTTAACCTGATTAAAGAATCGGTCTTGATATTCGGGGAGCATGCTGGCTACCTCCTAGTAATTCGTAACAATACGCCATTTGTTTACCTTCGACTTCTTCAAGTATAATGTGAAGAGCTCATTGGCATCTATTCCACAAGTGATGCAAAATTCAATGAAGAAGTGAAGAGCATCAGCCAGTTCCTCTTTCAAGTGGTCCACATCAGTAATCATCTCGGTCTGTTTCCAGGGCTTATTTTTTAGGCATTCCCCAGCCTCAACTAGCTCAGCAACAATGCGATAAATTTGTCCCTTTAAGTAATCCTGTGTTTTACATTTGTCGATACAGATTGGTAGAACCGGGACATGTAATCCTTTAGACCTTTCGATTGGGTCATACTTCTCTTTAAGTTTCTTCTGGACCTCAAAAATTGATTCGAGTTTATCCTTAACAATCAATTCATCTGGGTCAACTTTCATGTCTGTGATATTCATTTTAGCCCTCCCAAGTATTTCAATACACTCTGACCTGATATTTTATACTTCCCAACCTTAACTGCCCCAGCCTTTCTCATCCTCAGGACTTCAACAATCCGATGTGAGGTCTCCTTTAGATTTTCAATCATGTCTTCATATTCAGTGTTCAAAGCTATAAAATTTCTTGCCAACTCTTCGATGTTCTTGTACTCAAAATCATCCTTCTTTATCTCTTGGAGCAAATGTAGAGTTCCATTGTAGAATGATTTATTGTTATCATCGCACCCATCAGTTCTACATCTTTCCTTATATAGACACCAATGGCACTTCTTAGACCCCGGAAAAAATTCCGGCTGGATTGTTTCATTCTTGAAATTTTCAATAATATGGTTAATTCTTCTCTCAGCCCAAGGAATGATTCTCTCATCAAAATCAACCTTGAACTCCTTCAGGTCGATCTTTGTTTTTGAATTTCCAATTACATAGAGAGCACGTTCTGTTTTGGTAAGAAGCATTTGTCCTTGAACCTGGATAAAATACTCTCTTGACAATCCGTCCTGGTTTTTGATTGATTCGAACTTGAAAGGATTCAATGATTTTATCTCTAAGGGAATCCAATTCTTATCAACCAGAATCAAACCATCAGGAGTTACCGAGATAGCTATTTTTGTTCCCTCAACCACTCTATAAAAACTTACTTGATCTTCACCGGCATTCTTGATCTTATATTTCTTTCGTAACATTCTTATGATTCTCAGTTCGTCCTCAGACCTTTCGCTCCACATTTCTCTGGTTTTCTTAGGAGGCTCTTCTTGAGGATATCCCTTTACGCTGTAGAAAAGAGACCTGATACACCTCCCCATCTGACTTATTCTGATGTTGGTGAATCTAGTTCTGGAAATAGGTCCAACTTTAATCTCCCCGAGCTCCATGATGTCTCCTTTCACATTTTGATTCTGCACTCTTTGCATCTATTCCTAAGATCATCAAAACTTTTCATTAGGTCAATTTTGCCTGACACAACTGGATGGAATTTAGGAAGAGGGGAGCCATGCTTAAATCCTCTTCGCTTCATTTCTATAACTAGGTCATCATGCCTTTTCTGCAGATTGTGGATTTCAAGCAATCCGCCTCTAAGATATCCCGAGAGGTTCTTGGATTTCCTGATACATCCTACAAACATGTGGCACTCAACATGCTCTCCAAGCAAGTGTTGGTTACATAGAAGCATAGGATTGACCATCCACATTCTCATGGCTCCCCCCCTTATGTTAATCCTCTTCCTCATCCTTATCATCATCTTTGTCGAGATCTTCTTCCTCCCCACCTTTCTCAGGTTCTTCTTCCTCTTCTTTCTTCCCGATTGTTCCCTTCAACTCTTCAACTCGGGCCTTGAGGAATTTTTCAGTTACCTCCTTGACCACTTCAGAAAGATTGTGTATGTGATCTTCCCAATTCTCATAATCAAGGGGAGTAGATTTTGCTCTCACTCGAATCTCGTAAGACGTTTTAGTAAACCCGGTGCCCTCCCTGGTGATCACTACGTCCTTTCCCTCATCAACATCAGTGATGTCCCCATAATCCTCGTCCTCAAGATATCCTCTCAAGGCTCTCATTTGTTTCGGACTGAATCCAAACATCCTTATCCCATCTTGAGGCCTTGCTCTATCCAGGACGTTCACATAATATTTTGTGACCTGTCTGATTCTCTGAGCCAGCTTCATTCTACCTGGAGAACCAGACTCAGAAAGCTTTTCATGGAAAGCACAGACCGGGCAATCCTTGTCGAACATGGCCAAACAAGGGTAAGCGGTCTCTCTTCCTCCTCCTGGAGCCTTCATCCCATAATGAAGCATACCTTTGAAGAAAAAGACGTCCGTCCAGGGGGTAATTCTTATGATATTCTTTCCTTCCTTTGGAGTCCAAAAGTCACTCCTCCCCACCTCATCCAGTCCTTCCAAAGCTTTATCAAGATCAGTTTTGGGAGAGACCTTTTTAGGTGGCTTCTTCTGTTGAGTCTGAACTTTTTGCGGTGTTGCCATAGTCATACCTCCTTTACTTCGAGCCAATTTTTGCCTATTTGAAGCGTGGCAGTTAATGGAACCTTTAATTCAACACCATACTCCTCCAGCCTCGGGTTCTCCATATTCCGTCTTACTATCTCTATCACCTCCTTTTCCTCTCCTGGATACCCGTCAACATCTATCGCATCATGGACGTTTGCGAAAGTCCTTGTTTTCAATCCGGCCTCAATGAAATCTGAAAATATATTAAACATAGCAATCTTGACAATATCTACAGACCCTCCCTGGATTGGGAAATTAACTCCTTGTCTGATAAGAGCCCTTCCCTCTCCAGTATCCCTATTTGCTCCTGGTAATCTCCGTTTTCTTCCGAACAGATTTGAAACTTCCTGATGCTCCACAATGTAGTTCTCAGTATTTATAATTCTTTCTTCTTGCTTAGGGAATGCTCTGAAGAAAAAGTTTATGTACCTCTGAGCTTTTTCCTTGGGACACCCCAATTTTTCCGAGAGACCCCATGCTGAGATCATATACATAATTCCGAAAACTACCTGCTTGATATCTTTTCTTTCATCTTTGGTGATTTTGTCTTTTGGCTTTTGGAGGACCTCCGACGCAATCAATCTATGAATATCTTCACCTTGAAGTAGTAGAGCAATTAACAGATCATCATTGGCATCATGAGCAGCAATCCTAACTTCAATTTGATTATAGTCAGCCGTCAAAATGAATCCTTTTTCGTGGCTAGGGATAAACAGCCTTCGAGGATTTATCTCTCTTTCTAACGTTTCTCGATCTCTTGGAATTTGCTGAAGATTTGGGTTCTTACAAGAAAGTCTCCCAGTAACAGTTCCAGTCTCATCACCAGTATCATCTTGAGATTTTGTCTGGTTGAAAACTGGATGGACTTTATTTTCTGGGTCTAAAAACGCGGGGAGATTATTGAGAAATTTGGTCTGGATTCCAAATAATTTGTTATACTGCAAGATTCTTTCAAGCGTTTGTTTCTTACTTCCATCCAATTCTCTCGATAGTCTCTCCAAAACTTTTTTATCCCAGGAGTATCCCCCAGCTTCCGTCTTTTTAGGACTCCTAACTCCTAATTCTCTCATAGCCTGAGTCATTTGTGGATTTGACCTAGGATTAAAGGGGATAAATTTTTTCAGTTTCTGGAGCTCCTCCTCTACATGATAACTTAAATCATTCAATTGTGATACATCAACCTTCACTCCATTAAGTTCAGCTGAGACTAATACTTTCATCATATTCATATCAATCTTGAAAGGAATGAGCAAATTTTCTTTTTCTAACCTTTTTGAGAGCACATTATATAGCCGCTTTGTTGCGTCTGTATCTTTAAGATTTCTTAGTCTTAGTCTTTGTGGACTAGAGAAATCCTCATCGTCATTTTTCCATCTCAACATAGAAGTGAACATAACTGCTAAATGTTCCAATCCTTTTTCAAGATAATTTTCATCTAGCACATTAAACGCTATCATCGTACAGAAGAAACTATTTGCTATGAGGGATTTTTCTGACATATATCCTTCATAAATCAATCCCTTCAAGTCGAACTTGAGGTTATGGCCTATCTTTGTAATAACTGGAGATTCAAAAAGATTCTTCAGCTTATTCTTAATCTTCTCTGGATGCTGAACAAAACCTGCCCTAAAGGCCTTGTCAGTGATTGATAAGCACTCGATAAAATTCTTGTAGAATACAACACCACCTGGAGTTTCAATATCCACAGCAATAGCTTTAGGTGGATTAGTCTTCCAGCTTGCCAAAGTTTCATTACTGAGATCTCCATATATCGCCTCCTTTTTTGTGGAATTACTTCCATGAAATGCTCTGTTTAGATCCTTCTTTATAACTCTGATTAGAAATGGTTTTCGTAAGGCGGCAGCTGGGTGATATGTAACATAAACTTTAGCTCCTGTTGGCTTGTAAGAATATGTCTTGTCTCTCATATCTTCAATACTTAGTTCATCATATTCAAAAAGCCCATAAACAGCAGCCCTTCCTAAGAGGATTATTTTCTTTGGCTTAACATACTCGATTTCCTTCATAAGCCAAATCCTACATGCATCCATTTCCTTTTTCTTTGGCTTTCTATTCTCGGGTGGTCTACAATGAACGATATTAGTTATATAAAGATCCTTCCGGTTTATGTTGATAGAAGTTAGAATCCTGTCCAAAAGATGACCAGCTTTTCCAGCGAAAGGTTTTTGAATATCATCTTCTCTAAATCCCGGCCCTTCACCAATCAACATATATTCGCAAGGATAGGGTCCCTGACCTATGAGACAAACAGTCTGAGCTGTCTCACATAGGACACACCTATGACAATCCTCATCTCTTAGCACATCCCAGAGTTTTTCCACCTTAAATCGCTCCTAGAGAGTCTAATTGAGTCAACTCTAAAACTGAGGCGTTGTAAGTCTCTAAAATGAAATTCTTATCTGGTGAAGAAACAGATACAAGTCTCTTCCACCCCTTAGCAGTAAGTTTAGAGACAGTTACAACCCAAGAATTAAATTGCTTCTCAAAAAACATCTCAACAATCTTTCCGTCAATTTCTCGTTTTTTGATAAGTTCCATTTCATCCATAATTATTTTGTTAAAGCCGAGGGAACTTAACAACTTCCACCCCCTTTCCTGAAAGAAAGTCAATTCCTCTTGTATCTCTGTATGGCATCATATAAACCAATTTCTTTACTCCCGCAGCTAGAATAGCTTGAGAGCATCTAAAACATGGAGAAAGTGTAACATACATTGTAGAACCCTCAGTAGATATTCCATATCTAGCTGCAAACCCGATAGCATTTATCTCAGCATGAATGGTTCTGATACATCCCTCCTTAGGGTCCTCGATTAAGCATCCAACCTCTGTACAATGAGGTTCACCAGGTGGGGGGCCTCCGTAACCTATTGATATGATTCTGGTCCCCATAGCAAGAACAGCCCCAACAGACCCTCTTGGACACGTACTTCGTCTAGACCAAACAACAGCTGTCTCCATGAGACAATAATCTTTGGGAGGTCTATCATCAAAATTTGCCTTTTGTGAAAATAATCCCTTCTGTTCCATCATAAATCCTCCTTGAAACGAATTGCTATCCTCTCACCAGCTTTATACTTAGGTAAGAATCCTTCCTTGACCTTTTTGATAAGAGCTGCCCCCCACTTGATTTTTATGGTTACATCCTCATTGAATAACTTCTTGCAAATCCTTGAGAAATTGAGAAGATGAAAGTATTTAACATAGACTTTAGTAAAGAAGAATTTTACTTCGACCCCATCCATATCTAAGAAAAGAACTCCTGAGAAGATATCTTCTAGAAAAATGAGATCAGCCAGGAATTTTGTCACGACCTCCGTGGTCCTATAATATACGTGGACCTTTTTCAGTTTTCCTTTTACAAAGATGAATGTGGATGCAACTAAACAGAAATCTCCAGCCTTTGAAGTATTTTTCTCTTCATTTCCAAATCTAAACAAGAGGACAAAATCCTTCTTCTTCTTAATCACTTCCATTCTCTTCCTATTAAACTTATCAACCTCTTTTGGATTCAGATACGTCTTAGTAAGTCGCTTGTATTTGGTCCCTTCTCGTTTATAACCAGCATCAGGGAAGCTTAGATAAAAATGTTCCCAATTACAAGCAGCTTGAATGTCATATCTAACAGTGTTCATCCCTGGCTTGAACATGGCATATCCAAGCTGTTTCCAAAGCATGAGAGGTGATTTTGCCTTTCTAATCTTCATTAGAATATCCTTCTCTCTTTGTAATCTTTTCTGAAGGCATGGAGAGAGCTTATAAAATGAGTGAAACTAATAAGTTTAGACCCACAAATCGTTGCAACCATCCTCCCAAACTCTATTGCCAGCCAAACGTCTATTGGAAAGTGAGTATAAAAATCACATGATCTCATAGAGTAGACCATAAAAAGGACATCCTCTCCTGAGACCTTTCTTCGCATAAAATGGTAGTAAAGAGAGCAAGGGATTCGCTCCTTCCCTCCCAATTTGTCGATATCATTGTGTTTATCATAAATAGTAATCAAACACTGTCTAGACCCGGGAGCATTCTTCAGCTCACTAAGAACCTTATCAAATTGGTCATGCATCCTTTCTGAATAGGTATATGAAAATTTTCCTCCATGAATAAACTTATCCCAGTATTCCTTACGATAAACCCAAGCTACTCCGGGATTCTTGGGCTTCAATGACATTCTTTCTAACAGCTCTTTTTGACAATACATCTTTACCCGGTCGGCCTCTTCCGACTTGAAGAAGAACTCGAATATCTTGTCAATATCAGTAAAGTCTCTGATTATATACCCATAAGAGATAAGCTCTTTAGAGTCATAATCAGAATTATCTCTAACATCAAGGTCTTGGACCGTTGGGGCATGGTTGTCAATTCCCATCTCAAACATATCTCTTTCAATTTCCTTAACGGCCTCTCTGACACTAGAATAGATTCTCATTCCATGTCCTCCTTTCCAGTTTTTTCTATTTCCTTCATATACATAGAGTTAAAATCACATTCGACTCTTCTCAGTTGTTTTCCATGATAATATCTTGAACAAGCTGCAATGAATATTCTAGCTATCATATCCTCCTTTTCTTCTTGAGTTTGATTGATGGTCATAATCAGTGAGCACGTCCCACCCTTCCCTATTTTTGACTCTTCCAAATCTTCTATAGTCATAACTGATTTAGAATATCCTTTTGCCACAGCCTGAGAAGCTCCCCATAAAGGAATCTTAAATTCTTTAGCCAATGCCCTAAGCCCCTGATAAATTGCAACTAACTCAAACCTTCTTTCCTTATATCTCCTAGGAGGAGTCATTAAATCTGGATAGTCAATTATGACGAGATCAAATTTGTTAGACTTGAGATACTCCTTGACATCTTGTAAAGTTAACTCAGGCCTATCCTGTATGATTAACCTCCCCCCAAATGACTTTATCTTCTTTATCGACTTAAGAGAGTCCTCAGGCTTTAATTCCTTAATAGATCTCCTAAGGATTCTTGCATCATACCTTAATGCCAACCAATCAGCCGGTATTTCTAATGTGAAGTGTACTACCTTCTTCCCTTGCAACAAAGCTTGATATCCGGTGTTAACTAGCGCCCAAGTTTTTCCTCTCTTAGGGGGACCAACCCATATTCCAACCTCACCTGGAAAGATATTAACTCCTCTAATTGGGGACTCAATATCTCCTGAACTAGTTTTTATATCAGACCTTGATAAATTCTCAAAGAAATCATATCC